AGAGTTAAATGGATTTGAATTAATGAGAGGAGTGAAGAATCATCACGGCATGAATCCTAAAATCTTTGAAAGATTTGAAATGGTTTTAACTGGTCATTTTCACTGCTCATCAAAACAAGAAAACATCTGGTACTTAGGTAGCCAACTTGAGTTTTTCTGGTCTGATGCACACGATCCTAAGTACTTTCATATTATTGATACAGAAACTAGACAAATAGAGAAGATAAGAAATACTCATACTTTATTTGAAAAAGTCCTTTACAATGATGAAGAAATAGATTATAATAGTTATAATAAAAACTTTTCAAAGAAGTTCGTAAAAGTGGTAGTAGTTAACAAGACCGACCCTTTTACATTTGATAGGTTTATCGATAACATACAAAATCAAGATATTTATGAGTTAAAGATTGCAGAAAACTTTAATGAGTTTATTGGTGCTAATGTTGATGATGAAGAAATGAACTTTGATGACACTACTGAAATCGTTGATAGCTATATTGAAGCGGTCGACACAGACTTAGATAAAGATAAAATAAAAGTTCAAATGCGTGAACTAATGACAGAGGCCCAAGCACTAGAAATATCATGATAATATTTAAAACTATAAGATACAAGAACTTCTTGTCATCAGGAAATTCATTTACAGAAATATCTCTCGATAATCATAAGACTACGTTAGTAGTAGGTCATAATGGTGCCGGAAAATCAACCATGCTTGATGCATTATCATTCGCGCTATTTGGTAAACCACATCGTAAGATTATGAAGAGTCAACTCGTAAACTCAATTAACGCAAAGCAAACGGTTGTCGAGATAGAGTTTACTATAGGTAAAGCTAATTTCAAAATTATAAGAGGCATTAAGCCAAATATATTTGAAATATGGAAAGATACTGTGATGATTAATCAGTCATCACATGCTAACGAATACCAAAAGATCCTTGAGCAAAATATCTTGAAACTCAATCATAAGAGTTTCCATCAGGTAGTTGTGCTAGGTTCTTCCTCCTTTATACCCTTTATGCAGCTTAATGCTGGACACCGTAGAGATGTTATTGAGGATCTTTTGGACATTAACATTTTTTCCAAAATGAATACTATACTGAAAGAAAAGAACTCAGTACTTAAGGATAGTATATTATCTGTAACTAACAACACCAATATAGTAAAAACAAAGATTGAGCAGCAAGCAAAATACATTAGGGATATCGCAGCTTTAACTGAAGAAAATAAAAAGAAATATGAAAATCAATTAGGAAAAGCACAAAAACGAATAGAAAAGTTACAAGAATATAATAATCAATTAAGCGCAGACATTGAAGATAATACTTCACTCGAAGAACTAAAAACACTGCAGAAAAAGAAGAATGACATCATTTCACAGATAGCACAAACAAAGCAAGAAATGAAAACAATTGCAAAACGTGGAATGTTTCTAGAAAAGAATGACACTTGTCCTACATGTGACCAGTCTATTGATAATAAAGATGCCTTAATGAATAAGGCTAAAAATGAAGCTTATCAAATACAATCTACATTAAACTTAATTGAAACTCATAGCACACAAATCGACAAAGATATGCTAGCATTAGAAAAAATTATTGCAGATATTACTGAAAAGACCAACACTATGAATGCCAATAATCGTGAGATAAAGTCACTTAATCAGAGCAATAATGAATTAAGAACATACTTAGAAGGTGAGGTATCTGCCGACTTATCCGAAGCGAGAGCAGACTTAGAGAGACTGAACACCAGTAAAGAAGACTTATTTGAAGAAAAGCTGAAGCTAAATGAACAAGTTAACTACAATGGTGTTATAGCCGAGATGCTTAGAGATACAGGTATAAAGACTAAAATAATAAAGCAGTACTTACCTGCAATTAATAAACTTGTTAACCAATACTTACAAGTTCTAGATTTCTTTGTGCACTTTAACCTAGATGAAAACTTTAATGAAACTATAAGGTCAAGACATAGAGATGACTTCACTTATGACTCATTTAGTGAAGGTGAAAAGCAAAGAATAGATTTATCATTGTTATTTACATGGCGTCAAATAGCAAAGATGAAAAACTCAGTAGCTACAAATCTACTGGTACTCGATGAAACATTTGACTCATCACTCGATCACGATGGAATTGAAAACTTATTAAAAATATTATATACTCTTGATGCTGGCAGTAATACATTTATTATATCACACAAGGGTGACATATTAGATGGCAAGTTTGAACATAAGATCGAGTTTATTAAGGATAGAAATTTTTCTAAGATGAAAAAATAACTGTTTACAAATGTTAAAAACTGTGATAGAATATACTATAAAATTAAAAAGGAAGGTTTATTATGGAACTAAGTGAAAACACTTTAAATATTCTTAGAAACTTTTCTAGTATTAATCAAAACATCTTGATTAAAACTGGAAATAATATTAAGACTATTAGTGAAGCAAGGAACGTGGTGGCAACTGCCGATGTCACCGAAGAGTTTACTAAAGATTTCGGCATATATGATTTAAACGAATTTATTGGAGTTATGGGACTAGTCGATGCTCCAAGCTTAAAATTTGAGGAGGACTTTGTTATTGTTTCTGACTCATCAGGCAGGTCAAAAGTAAAATACTTTTATGCCGCTGAGGAAACACTAACCTCTCCTACAAAAGACGTCACCATGCCTGACGCTGATGTAAAGTTTACTTTAGATAATAACACACTAAATAAATTAAAGAAAGCTGCATCAACACTCGGTCATAGTGAGGTGTCAATAAGAGCTAAAGATGGCGTACTAAGTTTATCAGTAGTTGAAAACCAAAACGCAACATCAAATGCTTTCTCTATTGATATAGATGGTGAGTTCAAGCAGGACGCTGTCTTTAACTTTATCATAAGTATTTCCAACCTTAAGATCCTTCCGGGTGACTATGAGGTAGAAATATCTTCAAAATTAATAACGCAGTTCAAGCATAAAGAAATGCCTTTAAGATATTGGATTGCACTCGAAAAATCGTCAACTTACGGAGCATAATGACATGTCAGATAATTTAACTCAATTAAAGGATCTTGCCAATAAGGCAAGTAGAAGTACGGTAGCAGTCATAGATGCTGTTACTCAAAGAGGTGGGTTCAAAGGTGAAGAACTCTCTACAATCGGTGGTCTTAGAGATCAATGCATTCAAATTATTCAAATTAGTGAGGCACTTCAACAAGAAGAGGCAATGAATGATAAGAGTGAACAGAAAGTAGAAGCAAAGAAGTAATGAGCACTGAGTTTCTATGGGTTGAAAAGTATAGGCCTAAGACTGTATCCGATACGATCTTACCTGAATCTTTAAAACAAACCTTCCAAAAGATTGTCGACAGTAAAGAACTACCTAATATGTTGTTCACTGGTACTGCCGGCTTAGGTAAGACTACCGTAGCCAGAGCTCTATGTAATGAGCTTGGCTGCGATTATATATTAATCAACGGTTCTGAGGAAGGTAACATTGATACGCTAAGAACCAAAATAAAACAATTTGCGTCATCTGTCTCACTACAAGGTGGCTATAAAGTTGTAATACTCGATGAGGCAGATTACTTAAATCCTCAATCCACACAGCCTGCATTGCGCGGATTCATTGAAGAGTTCTCCAAAAACTGTAGGTTCATACTTACATGTAATTTCAAGAACAGGATTATTGATCCATTACATTCAAGATGTGGTGTATATGAATTTAATACTTCAAAGAAAGACATGGTTGATCTATGTCAGTCTTTTATGGATAGATGTAAAATTATATTAGCCGATGAAAAGGTTGAATATGATGATAAGCCAATTGCTGAACTTATTATGAAGTTTGCGCCAGATTGGCGTAGAGTACTAAACGAGTTGCAGAGATACTCTGTAAATGGAAAGATAGACTCAGGCATAGTGAATAATCTTCAAGATAAAAACTTTGATGATTTATTCGATCATTTGAAAAATAAAGATTTCAAAAAGATGAGATCTTGGGTGGTCAACAATATAGATACAGATGCAAGCGCTATTTTCAGAGCGATTTATGATAGGATGGTAGATAAAGTTGCCCCACAATCAATTCCACAACTCGTTCTTCTGCTTGCAGACTACCAATACAAAAATGCATTTGTCGCTGATCACGAACTAAACGTGGTGGCTTGTTTAACGGAGGTAATGTCAGATGTTCAGTTCAATTAATTTAACGCTATATACTCAAGATGATTGTAATTATTGTCATCTATTAAAAAAGAAACTTGCCGAGTGGGACTTTAGGTATAGAGAAATTAATATTAGTTATGACTTATTTGCAAAGGACTTTATGAGAGAACAAGGACATAGGACTGTTCCACAGTTATATTGGAATAATACACACTTAAATAAACTTCCAACAACTGAGCTTACTAAAGAGCACATTATAAACGAACTTGATTATGAAAATTACATGGGTGGAGTTGAAGATTGGGGAAATCAAAAAAGAGCGTAGCAATTGTCGGCGGCGGTGTCGCTGGAATAACTACTGCATACTTTCTAGCAAAAAAATATAAAGTAAGATTATATGATCCTAATGGCATAGCTGAACAGTGCAGTTATGCTAATGGTGGTCAACTTTCTGTTTGCAATGCTGAAGTATGGAATTCCTATGAAAATATAGCCAAAGGTTTTAAATGGCTAACACAACCAGATGCTCCCTTAGCATTTCGCCCTGATGTGTGGTCTTGGTCTAAGATTAGGTGGATAGCCGGCTTTATCGGTGCAACTGTCATGAATAAGTATGATAGTAATACGCGTAAAACTATAGAGTATAGTCTTCGTTCTCGCAAGTTATTAAAAAAATTAATGAAAGAAACTGGAATTGAGTTTCATCATAATGAGTGTGGCATATTACATATATACAGAAATAAAAAGTCATGGAATACTGCACAGAAAACACTCGATAGATTTAAGAATACGGGTTGGGGTAGAGTAAAAACAAAAACAAATCTTATAAAGTATAATATTAAGTCTAATGATGTGATTGGCGCCACATTAACTAAAGGTGACTCAGTTGGTGACATTCATGAATTTTGTACTCAGCTTTCTAGTTATATGATGAGTAAACCCGAGTTTGATTATAGCATAAGAGTTAATAAAATTGTAGCAACGCCATCAATGAAGCTCTTATGTAATAAACGTGACTTTGCTTTAACACTCGATGATCTTAAAAAACACGGATACGATGAAATTGTTATATGCGCTGGCGCGTATACACCTTCGCTGGTTCCGGTTAATGTCTATCCAGTTAAAGGTTATTCAATAACATATGATAACTGTTATGAAAGCCCTAACATATCTGTACTTGATGATGAAAAGAAAATAGTGGCATCACCGTTTTCAAATAATATATTCAGAGTTGCAGGTACAGCAGAGCTCGCAGACTGGAATCATGACGTACGTGAAGATAGAATAAAGCCTTTATCTGACTGGGTAGAAAAGAATACGTTTGTGAAGAAAAATAACTATAAGAAATGGGCATGCCTAAGACCAATGACACCAGACATGTTGCCAATTATAACTAAGACAAAAGGTCTATGGGTTAACACGGGAGCTGGTCATCTTGGCTGGACTATGGGAATGGCCCTTGCCGAAAAAATAGCAAAGGATATATAATGGAAGTAGAAATGTTAAATCAATTTGTAAATCAACTCGCTATGTGTGAATTATTATCAGCACACAGTTTAATACAACCGTCAATGTCATTTGACTGTTTACAAATTGAAAACTTTATAAAAGAATCATATTTTGATAATAACTATAGCGAGTTTATAAAATGGTGGGATAATAATATAGTCCCTGTTGTTACAGAATTACAATCAATGGTAGAAAAACATGAATCCCTTTGAATATTGCAATGCAATAAATTATACTAAGAAAGATATTATGGTTGATGACATAGCTGAAAAGGCATACTCATCGTACATGATTAACAGGCAGTTATCATACTTTCCTGATACTGTGCTGGCTGCAAATGAAATGAATCGTAATCACCACCTAGACAATCGTCTTCAATTTGATTTTTTTATAAATATAGTTAGAAAGCGTAAAAGGTTTTCTAAATGGTTCAAACCTGAACTCATAAGTGATTTGGATGCAGTTAAAAAATATTATGGCTATAGCAATGAAAAAGCCCGCCAAGTTTTAACTATCCTCACCACTGAAAATATAAATGAATTGAAACATAAGGTGGCTAAAGGTGGAAGAAAATAACATTGTAGAATGGAACCCAAGCAATATGCTTGAGGTAACATTGGACGAGCCGGACGATTTCCTTAAAATCAGAGAAACACTCACAAGAATAGGTGTAGCATCACGTAAAGACAATAAGCTGTACCAATCTTGTCATATACTACATAAGCAAGGTAGATATTTTATAGTTCACTTTAAAGAACTATTCTTACTTGATGGTAAGAAGTCTAACTTGGAAGAGAATGATGTTGGACGTAGAAATACTATAGCAACATTAATGAGTGACTGGGGTTTATTAACTGTAGAAAATAAAGAACAACTACAGCCTATTGCTCCATTAAGGCAAATAAAGATAATCTCATTTAAAGACAAAGATAAATGGGAACTATGTCCAAAGTATAACATTGGTAATGGAACAAAATAAAATTAAAGAAGCTTATAGGATATTCTTTTTAGTAAAAGGTCATCTTGACATTACTGAAGAAACTGCTCTAGCATGTTACGATAATTATTTTAAAAGATTATGGTACAATCAAGAAGCTTGGGTAAGAGAAGAATTATTTGAGAAAGCTTATGAAAAAAAATTTGGACCTACTGGTTTAAATTGAAAAAAAAGATATTATATATATTATAGAGGCGCCGATAAACGGGTCTCGTTTAACCTTGCTAGTCAATAGGAGGCAATTATGACTAAGAACTTTTTATACCCTCGAAATAGTTTTCTGGGTTTCGACCATATT